TCCCGCCGTTATGGACCGCCCCGCCGGTGAAGGTCCCGCCGGCGCCGCCCCTGGCCCCCCCGGCGGGAGCCGCGCCGCCCGCGCCCCCGGCGGGGCCGGCGCCGGGCGAACCGGGGTTGCCGGCCGCTCCCGTGCCGGCCGAGCTGCCGCCCCCGCCGCCGCCGCCCGAAGGCCCCGCGGCGCCGGCGGCGCCGGCGCCGCCGGGCTCGTGCACGCTGTTCACGCTGCCGGCGCCGCCGGCGCCGGGCGTGATGTTGACCCCCCGGCGGCCCGGGTTCGCGAGGACGAGGACCGCGTCGCCCTGCATTGAGGAGGCGCCCCCGTCTGAAGACGGGCCGCTGGCCGATCCGCCTTTCCCGCCGCCGCCGACGATGACCGTGTAGAAGCTGCCGATCGTGACGGCCAGCGCGGCCTCCTGGGCGAACTCCCCGCCGCCTGCCCCGGCGAACCCGTTCGCGCCGCCGCTGCCCCACCCGCCGCCGCCGCTGCCGCCCTTTACCCTGGCGTTCACGACCGAGGTGGATGCCTGCCACTGGTAGGTTCCGGGCACGCCGAAGACGTCGTCGCCGCTCGAGCCGAACGACCCGGTCAGCCCGTCCCACGTCGACCCGTTCAGCACCGCGATCGGGCCGGACCCGTTGAACGCGGAGATGGCCTTCCACGCCGGCGTGCCCGCGGTCACGGTCATGTTCGTGCCGCCGTCGACCCCGGCGCCGATGATGGTGGTGCTCGGGTCCTCCTCCAGCGCCCAGTACGCGACCGGCGCGTACACCCCGGCCAGTGCCGCGTAGTAGCGGGTCAGCGCCGAGCCCTGGCCGCCGCCCTGGTTGACCTGGCGCAGCGGCCCGGACGCGGTGACCGGCACGTAGATGTCGGCGGCGCTCGGGTCGGACATCGGCGGCCACGCGGCGACCGCGCCCCAGAACCGGTAGCCCTGGTAGAAGTTCCCGGTCGCCGAGGTGGCCTTGACGCCGACCCGCAGCTGCACGTTGCGCTGCAGGTACGGGTAGAACGGCCCGGCGGCATTGTTGGGGCTGAACCGGCCGTCCCGGTTATCCAGCGTCATCGTGCACTGGGATGGCTGCGGCGACGACGCCTCGTCGGGCTGGCCGCCGGTGATGCTGATCGTGTCCCGCGAGTAGACGTACTGGCTGATGTCAGCCCACGCGGAGTTGACCAGGATCTCGGCGGTGATGGCCAGCGGGTACAGGGAGGCGGGCAGCGCCAGCCCGGCGGCCTGGTCGAGGAGCTGGCTGCCGTCCTGGCCGAGCAGCGGCGTCGCGGCGTCCTGGCTGAGCAGCACGCCCATCAGGCCACCTCAACCGCCAGGAACGACAGGGCATAGAAGTCGGCGGCGTCAGCAGCATTAGCGGTCTTGACGGCAAGATCAAACCAGTATGCCGTCCCCGGGGTGAGTGTCAGCAGGTCCGGGAGGGTGAACGGGACCCCCGCGGTGATGACGGCCGACTGGGCGGTGAGGTCGGCCGCGGAGCCGAACCGGGTTCCTGTTACCGCCGCCCCGCTGACCGGGGCGGCGCCAGTCCCGAACCGGCCGCCGAAAGTGGCCACGACCGCCGCGGTCGCGGTGAACACCTCACCGGACAGGATCACCTGGACCTTGCCGGTGCTGCTCGGCGTGATCTGGCAGGTGCCCCCGAGGCCCATCATGACCAGCGTCGTGCTGGCCGTGGCCGCGGGGTTGCCGGGCTTGGCAACGGCGCTGGCCGTCACGCCCCGGATGAACGTCGCCAGGTCCGAGATGGCCAGCTTCTTGTCGGTGCCGGTGGCGTCCATCGTGGCATCGTCGATGTCGACGACGACGGTCAGGTCACCGCCGGCCAGGGAGCTGCTCGCGGTGAGGTCGGTGATCCTGCTCATCCCGCGCTCCCGAATGCTGCCTGGACGTTCCCGCCGCCCTTGACGCGGACGCTGTTCTGGATCCACTTCGTCATGAATGCGTCGAACAGGCTGCCGCTGCCGCCGCCGCCGACCTGCAGGACGACGCTGATGGCGGCGGCGCCGGCGAGCATGGACTGCGACTGGCCGTGCGGGTAGACCTGCGACCCGGGCGGCAGCCGGATCAGCTCCCGGCCGTGCTCCCCCGCGGTGATCCACCCCGACGCCGGGCCGCCCGCCGCGTACCCCCGGCCCGACCCGAGCCCGGCGCCGCCCGACATCAGCGACCGCCCGTAGCGGTGCATGGCGTAGTTGACCGCGGCGTAGATGTTGGCCAGCGGATCGTAGATCCCGCGGCGGGCCAGCGGCCCCGCGAACGCCGCGAACGTCGCGCCGATCACCTGCATCAGGCCCCGCGACGGGTCGCCGTGCTGCGCGTTGATGTCGGTGAGGTTGATCGCCCGCGGGTTCCCGCCGGACTCGGTCTGCATCTGGTACAGCACCTGACGGGTGAGTGACAGGGGCTCGCCGAGCATGCCCAGGGCCTTCATCACGTCGCCGGTCCACCGTGCCACGCCGCCGCCGGTCCCGCCGCCGCCGAACACGTGATCCCAGATGCCCTTCAGCGGGCCGAGCAGGTTCCCGGCCAGCCCGGTGAAGAACCCCCGCACGTCGGTCGCGCCGTGCGCGATGCCCTTCAGCAGGCCGCCCATCACGTGCTTGCCCGCGGAGATCGCCCAGTCCGGCGGCGACCTGATCCCGAGCGCCTTCAGGATCGCGCCCGGCAGGCCGCCGAACCACGACTTCACGTCGGCCCAGACGTGCTTCACGCCGGACAGGAACATCGTCATCGCGTTCGACGCGAAGTTCCACAGCGACGTGCCGAGGCCCGTCAGGGCTCCCACCAGCGCGTGCGGGATCCCGGAGAACCAGCGCACGATGGCGCCCCACGCGCTCTTCGCGTCCGCCCAGACCCGGTCCCACACGCCCTTGATGAACCCGGTGACCGCGCCCCAGATCCGCTGGATGAAACCCCAGATCTGGGTGTGGTACTTCACGATCAGCCCGGCCGGGCCCAGCAGCAGCGGCCACCACGCCCTGGCGAAGCCCAGGAAGTCATTCCAGGTCCGCACGATGAAGGTCACGATGTCGTGCCAGATCCGGACGATGAAATCCCAGATCTGCTTGTGGTACCTGATGATGACGATGGCCAGGACGGCGATCGCGGCGCCGATCAGGAAGATCGGGTTAGTCAGCAGGGACAGCTTCAGCGCGATGAACGCGCCGACCAGCAGCCACAGCGCGGGCACCAGGAGCTTGTTCGCCGCCAGCCAGCTCATGACGACGACAACCACCTTCGCGGCCACGGTGACGATGGGAATCAGCTGCGTCGCCATCTGCTCCAGCGCCGGCAGCAGCAATGCGAGGATCTTCACCCCGGACGGCATCACCGCGACGAACAGCTTCATCAGGATGCCGAGGAGGGCGACCACGCCGGGGCCGAGGATCGTTCCCAGCTGGCCGCCGAATTTCGCGACCGCGGCGAAGAACTGCACGCCGACCGGCGAGTTGAGCAGCTTGGTGAACGGCACCAGGAAGTCGGTCAGGATCTTCGCCCCGACCGGGACGAGCTTGACCATCACCGGCATGAGCGCCGTGGCCAGCTTGACGGCCACCTGGGCGACGCCGACGACGACCGGCGTCATCTGGTTTTCCAGCCTGCCGAAGCTCTTCTCCAGGCCGGCGACGGTGCCCATCAGCCCGGCCTGCTGGCCCGTCAGCCCGGCAGTGGCCTGCTGCTCGGCTTTCAGCGCGGTCGCCCGCCCGGCCGACGTGGTCGCCGCGTTGTACTGCAGCTGCGCGGCGGTCAGCGCGGCGTGAGCCTTCGCGACCTTGCCCAGGATCGGGACCGCAACCGCGCCGAACGCGCCCAGCGCGATCCCGGCGGCGCCGATCGGGCCGGCCATCGCCAGCAGCCCCGACCCTGCCGCCAGGATGCCGCCGCTGGCGCCCAGGCCCTTGCCGACCCCGGCGAGGTGCTCCTTGTTGATCTTGTTGGTCATCCGCTCGAAGACGCCCGCGATCCCGGTCGCCGCGGCCTCCGCGTCGGCCTTCGCGCCGGCGAACCCGGCCCTCGTCGAGTTCCGGCTCTTCACGAGGATCTCGACTACGTTGTCGGTCACTCCGGCTCACCTCCCTCCTCCCGCCGCACGCCGTGCTCCTCGAGCCGCAGCAGCCGCAGCAGCCCCGCGTCCTGCTCCATCAGCGACCCCGGCCACGGCAGGCAGCGGAACTGGCGGCACAGGCCCAGGATCGTCTTCGCCTCCGTCAGCTCGCCAGGCTCGGTGACAACGGCTCCATCGGAAGCGACGCCTCCGGGAAAGTCCCGGAAGCGCTCGCAGGCTGCGGCAAAGGGATATCGACCGACGCGATCGCGTCCATCCACGACATGGTGATCTCCAGGATGAAAGCGAGCTCCTGCGACCGGACGCCGTCCACGGTCTCCGGGACCGGCTGCCCGTCGTCGTCGTCGAGATTCCAGGATCTCAGCGACTTCGCGAACCGGGTGAACAGCCCGTCGACCTGGTCCATGGCCGCTTCCAGCGCCGGGCCCTTCAGCGCGGCCATGTCCAGGCCCTGCAGCGCCGACGCCCCGCGGGCGAGGCTCATGAACGCCTCGATCGACAGGCCCTTCATGGTGACCTCGAGCCCCGGGTGATCCTCGAACCTCAGCTGGTACAGCTTGCGCTTCGGCTGGTAGCGGCCCATCAGCGTGTCCCCTTTACGTCCAGGCCGGCACGGCGCCGGAGCCGAGGACGCCGGGCACCGAATAGGTCAGCTCACCGGTCTGCGCGCGGGTCACCTGGTAGTCGGTGAACAGGATCGCCGCGGGCTGGTTCAGGTTCGCCGCCACCGTGCCGGTGACCGTCAGGTTGACCGTCCGCAGCACCGACGTCGACGGGATCGTCTTGAAGACGGCGTGCTCCGACGTGGTCGCCGCCGAGTTGAAGACGCCGTTCAGCGTGATGGAGAAGTCCGCCAGCAGCAGCAGCCGCTCGATCGCGGACTTGTCGATGCCGGTGACGTCCTGCACCCCCCGCGGCATCGCGAACTGGAAGTTGGTGACGTCGTTGCGGATGTCCTGAACCGAGTTGGAGGCGTCGCCCACGCCCAGCGTGGTCCAGGCGACGCCCGTGGTCTTGGCCAAGAGAGCTCAGCCCCTTTCTTTCGCGGTGCGGATGTGATCCAGGGTCCCGGCCATGTCCTCGACCCAGAAGTCCGGTTTGGTGTGCTCGCGGCGCGGGATCCCGGTCGGGTTCCCGCGCCAGTCCCCGCCGGTCACCAGGAACCGCTCAGGGCGCCCCGCGGGCACCCGGTGCGGCGTGAAGCATGTCTGCCCGGCCTCGAACCGGAAGACGGTCAGGCCCGTCTCCGCGCGCCGCTCAGCGTGCTTCCTGGTCTTGTCGTGGCGGATGTAGTGCGCCTGCCGCTGCCCCAGCTCGGCGGATTCGTCCACCGAGGTCTGCCAGCCGTGCAGGAACGCCGCGCACTCCGCCTCTGCGCAGCTGGCCGGCCGCCAGTGCGTGGCCAGCGGCGCCGCGATCTGGTAGGTCTGCATCGCCGCGGCGGGCAGCGCGGGCTCGATCCGGAACGGCTGCTGCACAGGCCAGCTCATCAGAACAGCACCCCCGCGACCTCATTCTTGTGAATGCTGACGGCGAAATCGGCGCTGGAGAACGTGCCGGCGGTGGCGACCGCGAGGTAGCGGCGCACGGTCGCAGTATTGCCGATGGCCACCCGCACGGCGCCCGGCACCGTCAGCGCCGCCGTGGCCAGCCCGGCGACCGCGGCGAACGTGATGTTG